CATCAGGCGCTCCTTCGCCATCATCTCCCGGGTGAGTTTTTCGGAGAGCCCCTTGGGCTTGGGCGGGGGCATCGGAGTCCCCTGATGCTCCACAATCCCGCGCACGGTGAGATTGCGTTCCCGGGCGACCTTCCTGATGTCGGCAGAGGAGTCGATCCACGCCGCCGGATCGCGGTGGCCGCGCTTGTCGGCCAGACCGGACATGTAGAACTTGCCCGAGATATTAATGCCCGCCGCTTTTGCCTCGCGCACCATCGCGTCGGCTTGATCTTTCGGCATCGCGCTCAACCACTCTTGGTTGTAGCGGCCTTGCATGACGGCGCGATCTGTCCCCTTTACGCCGGGAGGGGCTTGGAGGCAGCACATTTCCGCCCATCTGTGACCGTAGCCTTCGGACAGTAATCGAACGTACATGGACACCGCTTCTTTTCCGGCCCTTAGAACCTCCCCGGGAACGTCGCTCGTGTCTTCGGAGATAGTTGATCGCGCGGCGGACGCCCGCGAGGGTGTCACCGAACGCGGCGAGGGCGGCGTTGCAACCTCGGCAGACGAGCCCTCGGACGATGCTGGTGTCATGGCAATGGTCAACGCAGATGTTTCGGGGCGAGTCGCATATCTCGCACCTACCGTTATTTCTGGACGCCAACCGCTCGTAAGCGGCCTTTGTTATCCGGTAGCGCCCCCAAAGGTTTTGCCACCGTTTGCTTTCTGATTTGCTGTTCACGCGGGCGGCGGTTGATCCGGCCCCGCCGCCGCAGCCTGCTCATCCGGGGAGGGAGGCGCGGAAGGCGGCGCGGCTGGCGGGGCAGGGGGCGGGATCATGTAGGGCTGGGCATCAATGTCGAGACTCGCCGCCCAATCCCTCATCAGGGCGTTGTAAGGTTCTATCATCCCTGCCCCCACCAACTGCGACACCATCGGCCCCAACGTCTGCACCGCCATCTGCATCTGCTCCACGCGAGTCGCTTTGTTTGGCTTCCGCGCGCTCCCTGCCTCGACGCGGAAAATGAAGTCCCGGGTCAATTCAATGAGATCGGTCTTCATCACCAAGTTCTGCCACGCGATTGCGCCGGTCGGCCCCAGCACAGACGCAACGTCACCCGGCTCCAGTAGCCAGCGGGCCGCAAGCGCCTCGCGTCGAGCAAGCGTGGACATGGCGTCCTCAAGCGTATTGCTCATGTTGTCGGGCCGAATCGAGATGTTCTCGCTCTTGATCTGCGCCTCGCTGGCACTTCTGAAAGCCGAGCGTGTTGCGCCGTACATGAGTTCGGTGAGCCCGGTGCGTTGGGCGAACATCTCGCTAACCGACTCGATGACGCGCCAAACGTCTTGCGTCATCGGCGGCGGCTGGAACACCGACATGATGTCGCCCACCCCACGCCCGAGCAGTTCGGAGAGTTCGATGATTTTGAACCCGCCCTCACTCGGCGCGAGAATCTGGTCTTTGATCGTCTGGTCGGCAGCCTTCTGGCAGGCGATCATCGTTTCGCAACTTGTCGCAAGCCGGGTCGCCGCAAACGACATTGCCCAGTTCAGGAATCTCAATTCCCCGATAGCGGGCCGGATGTGCGAGATGGGATACGAGTACCCCGGCTTCCAATGGAAACCGAGTGGCGTGAACGGCCACCCGCCCGGATCAACGTAGAACGGGATGGGCCACGAGGTCTTGGTGATGAGTTCGTCCGAGACTCCTTCTTCGGACTGCTCGATGAGTTCCGGGGACATGTTGAGCGGCCGGTCTACGCCCTCGCAGATGACGAGGTAGGCGTACTTGCCGAGCCCGTCAAAAATTCCCTTGAACTGCTTGGGGGCGTTCTTGAAACGATCCCCCATGCCCGTCTTCGACCAAATCTTGTAGTAGGTGATGAGTTCGTTGGTCGCCTCGCCCTTGTTCTTCCCCTTGGGCTCTTTCCCGAGTTTGACCTCACGGCCGCTGTCGAGGTGCTTCTTCAGTTCCTCCTCGGGGATGCCGTACTCCTCCGCAACTTGCTCGATTGGATGGACGCACTTGCGGGCGCACCACAGGATGTCATCCATGTTGTCCCAATCAGGATCAACCAAGAAGTTGTCCACGGTGTCGTAGAAAGACCCGATCATGCGGATGGGCGGTCGGGTGCCGTCACCGGAAGTCTCCAGCGTGACGAGTTCTGTCCACATCACCCCGAGCCCTTTCATCAGGGCTTCCCGCACCCACTTCTGGCCTTGTCGCTTCAGGTCGAGTTCCTGCGGTGTCCAAGACAAATACTTCTCAAGAAGCATTGCCGCAGCCCGGCGCATCTCAGCCCGCTTCTTCTCCTCCACGGTCATCTGGAGGATTTGCATTTGCTCCGGGGTCAACGCCGCCGGATTCATGGCGATGGCTTCAACGTCTATCCCGAACGCGGCTGGCGGAAGGTCGGGATGCTCCTGAACCGTCACCGTGCGGGTGGGGTTCCGGTGGTACATGACTGCCCCATAGATGTCGAGCAGTTCAAAAACCTTGTTGACCTGAATACGGAAGTTCGGGGGCTGGATAGAGTTGGTAAATCCCTTCTCTCCCCGGGCATAGGAGTCCTTCCACATCCAGTTATGCTCGGCGTCAAAGAACATCGACGCCTCTTTGGCGTCATCCGAGAAGGTTTTCTTGTACGCTACCGCAGCGTTGAGTTTCTTAACCCAAACGCGGGTCAACGTCCGCAGAACGTCACTTGCTGTTGACATTCATGCGTTCCTTCGCGGTGGCCGCTGTTACGGCTTTCTGGATGTCCTTGGTGATGGGGGCAAAGTCCCACGCACCATCGTCGTTCCAGTGCTTGGCCTCGATCCAGCCCGGATCGTCCCTGTGGTGGACTGACCGGCGGTCTACCCATCCGGTCGGCGTGAACACCAAGATGTCGATGGTGCTGCTACCGGGCCGCTTGTAACAGAACCCGATGGTGGCGTTGTCGAAGTTCTTGGGGTCGGGCGAAAACAGAACGATGTCCCCAGCGCGGGGAACCGGCATATCCCATGTCTCCATGTCATGTACCTCCAGACATTGGCCCCAAGTTTATGTAACCGGGGGTGTCTAGCCCTAGATTTTTCCGGCGGCGCTCCACCCATTTCAGCCACCATGGGTCTGCCTGCTTCGGGGCGGGGGGCGTGTGATACCGGGGGCGATAGGCTAGGAGGTACTCCAAGCACTGAACAATGTGACATTCTCCCCGGGTGTTTGGGGCATCTGTAACCACCGGAACTCCCGAGACGTAGTTCACCTTCTTGCGATACCTCTTGATCTCCCTCTCCAAATCCGGCACGGCGTTAGATAACACCCGCAGGAACGGAGTCCCCGATTGGGGGCGAACGTACATGCCCACCCGGGTCGCCTCCGTTCGGGCCGGGATGTCATCGCAGCCAGCAAGAAAACTTGAGCCCGTGATGTGGCTGGAGATTTGCCGCTTGACGAGTTCCTCGGTGTACTGCTCGCTGGGCAGCCGCCCGGAGCCGATGTCTCTGATCCTCGCCCCATGCGCATCAATGATGAACGCATGGAAGTTGTGGTCGCGAACCTTCTTGTCGAACTCCTCGCCAAACACCTTGGCGTTGCATTGCCTCAAATACAGTTGGTCGTAAAGCAAAACCATGTCATCGGACGGCGGGACAGCCGCGAACAGGACTGCGGTAACGGTGTGGCCCGGGTCGATGATGGCGTATCGAGTCCAGTTTTCAGGGACTTGCCCGTTCTCCAGTGATTCCCGGGGGAAGCCGTGTACCGCCATGTCGAAGTTGGGGTACATGAGAACCGAGTCAACGATGAAGTCGCCCTCGGCTCGCTGCCGCAGTGTGTCCTGACCGATGGCTGCCCACCGGGCGATGGACTTCTGCTTTTCAACGGCATCGAGGAATGGGTTGTCCAAGAACCGCAACTTGAACGCCCGGATGTGGGAGTCTTCGCCGTGCAGTGCCTCTTGCTCCTCGGCCCGCTCCTTGAGCCCGAGCAGCGCGTTATTCGTGCTGTGCGGCATGGCTGACCAGCACAGTTTTCCCTTGCGGTCTACCAAGCGTGCTTGGAGTTCCGGCACCCAATTCTCGTTGTTGATGTCCTCGTCAATGTGTACACGAGAGGCGGAAAAACCTTGTACGGGCTCGCCTTCGCTGGAGAAGAAGTAAATCGTCCAGCCGGTGTGAAGCACCGCCTGTTGGATGTACTGGGCGGACTTCAAGACCCACGACTTGCTTTTGACTAACCGCCGTGGAATCAGGGGCGGCGCGGGGCGGGCCTCGAAGAACCGGTCGCCGTCAGTCCCCGGGTCGAAAACCCGCCACTCGCCGGTCTGCAAGTCCTTGATTATCTTGAACGCCCCGTCGCGAAACAACATCGGGTAAACCACCAATCCGATGTGTTTGTAATCTTTCCCGACAATAATGAGCGTCCCATCGGTTTTGGGATATTTGTTGTACGGGTCTTCTCCGCAAACAGCGCGGGCATCCTCCACGAACGTACAAAGGGACTTGCCAGAGCGGTTGCCACCAATGACGAGGATTTCACTCGCCCTGCACTGGTGGACTTGCTCCTGCATCGGCGTCGGGCGGTAGAGCCGCAGCGCCTCCAGTTTCCGCTCCCGTATCTCCGATTGCAGTTCCTTGATCCTGTCCTTCTGGTGCTGCGTCAGCGTCGGGATCGGGGGAATCTTGGGGGGGCTCTGCGGGGGGTGCTTCCTTGGCATCAATCACCAGCCTTTGTGAAATCACTGCCTGCCGGAATCGGTCACGCAGTTCGGTTTCAAGTTCGTCCTCTGTCCAGAGCGTGAGCGGTTTCTTTGCCCCGCCCGCGTCCACGTTAACGCTGATGAGCCGGGTAACTGTCTCCAGCAACTTGTTGCGGGTGCTTGTCCCGGGCTTGGCGTCGTAATACTGCTTGACCATAACGGCCGCGAAACCGGCCACGCCGCCAAAATACTCGCAGACTTTCTCCACGAGTTCGGCACTGTGCGGAATGTTGGAACCTCCCGCTTGGGCCAATTTGGCGTACAAATCGACACCGGCCGTCTCTATGGCCCTCAGATTGGCCTTTCTCTTGGAAGCGGCCTTTTTAACGGCCAGCCTTCTCTCGGCCTTGTGGCAGGCTAGGCAGACGCCTGTGAGGCCATCCCGCTTGTGATGGAAGAAGTTGTCCTTGGTGTGCGGATACTGGTTGCCGCACCGGATGCAGACCTTCTCACGCG